GTCGATAGATTCATTATAGCGACCCTGCCCTAGATGTACACAGGAGAAGTGTAACAGTGAGATGTGGGAGCGACGCGTCGCTCGTACACCGGTCTCAGCCCAAACCGAGGCGCCTTCCGATTTCGCCGACGTCGGTTTCTGTCCACTTCATTCCATCTTTCCGCTCGTAGGTCTTGCCTGCCTCAAGCACCTGACCTGCGATCAGGAAGTCAGCGCCTCCGATTTGCACCAACTCGCTAAAGCTCGTGCCGCCACCGTTTGACCATGCGTAGTCCACAGCATGGTTGCCAAGGTACTTTGTCGTGACGTGAGGTTGTGAGCTCCACGAAACCTCTTCGGGCGCGCTGCGGCAGATGTCCTCAGTCCACACATTTTCCACTGGAACGCGGTGCCAGCCCTTCATCCGGATTCGACTCACCTCCTGAGCACAGCGATCGATCAGGCCTTGGTACTTTTCGGGATGCATCGCGTGAATGCGCGTCGAGCCGAAATACGACAGCATCTGCAGGGCCGAGGGCGAACCAGCGAGCAGCTCGTACTCACGCAGCGCGGACTGCACCTCATGGAACTGCGGGACGCGTTCCGAATGGTCATGCGACCATGGAACGTCCGGCTCGATCGTGGCCGAACGGCGCTTCGCCTTCTGCTTCTCCAGCTCGCGGATCGGGAGGTAGCCGCCCGGCATGACCCAGTAGATCGTGAGACACGGCAGGAGGTTGAGGCAGTAGCGCTTCTCGTTGGGCGAGTAGTGAACACCGATCCACCAGCCGCCCTTCTGTACGAGCGTACCGAACGTGAGCTCATCGACCTTCAGGAACTCGGCATCTTCATTCGACACTGGCATCTTGTCCTCCATGTTCACGTGCGTTGAGACGTTCGACCAACTCCTTGGCACCCTCTTCCGTGTAGCCTTCGTCCACTACCTTACCAGCTGGATCGATGATGCTCCAGCCACCGAAGCCAGAGCTTCCTGGAATCTGGTCGAGGTAGACCGAGTACATCAGAGGCCACACTTGACGGGTGTGCCGTCGTCGTTGACGTTGACCACGTACGTGCTCGCACGCGGAATTGGCGGTTTGCCGTCGTTGCCTGCGGTGCCCTCGTCGGTGATGTGCAGGTACTGGTGACCGTCGATGCAGACCTTCGAGTACGCGATGTCCTTCACGTTCGAGGTGTACTTGTGCGACGCGATCGGACCGTACATGGCCTTGTAGACCACAGCGAGGCCCACCAGCAGGGCGAGAACGATGGCGATGCTGCCGATGATCGTGTTGGAGCGTGACATCATCGCGCCACTCCCGAAGCAGCGGAGGCCGTGTAGCTCGGGCACTTGGCCTGCGCGTTGATCTGGGCGATCTTCAGCTGGTTTTCCTGGTAGGATTGGAAGCCGAAGAGGGCGAACATCGCAACGATGGCGACGGCCGAGAAGGTGAAGTAGCTCATGAGAAAGACTCCTGGAACGCCACGAGGTCCTCATGGCTTTGGAACGCGAAAAGAACCCTCACCTTGCCGTCGACTTCGTCAGTCGTGTACTCGCACGTTTCAACGTTACGAAAGCTCCATTCCATGGCCTCGTTGTAGCGCGAGACGGGAATCGGATTGGCCTTGTACGGCATGTCAAGTTCGGGCATGTGGTTCTCCTAACGGGCAAAGCCGCACAAGGCGGCTTTGAAGGAAGGCGAAGAGCCTTACGCGACGGTGGTTTCGGTCGTCGGGGCCGGCTCGCTGTGCAGGGTGGCGAAGCCGGGGACCAGGGCGTTCTGGACCTTGGCGAGCAGCGTGGCCGGCTTCAGGCGCTTCATGTCGCTGCGTGCGCCGATCTTCAGTTCGACGGCGTGTTCGACGAGCTTGACCTGGTCGGTGACCGTGCCGGCGAGGACCGACTGGATCCAAACCGGGCCGAAGCTGCAGCGACGGCGGGCTTGGCGCTCCGCGAGGTACTTGGCCAGGGGCTTGACCGTCGCGACGGTGCTGGTGGCTTCGACTTGGGTGGTTTGCGTGGTGGTCATTTCAGATTCCTTCAAAGTTTGGGTTGATTCGGTTTGAACGTCTGTTTGTTTAACCGATGATTCATTATAAGCAACCTGTGGTTCTTGTACACATCTAAAGTGTAACAGTTTCCAGCCAGTAAATACCCAATCTGAATCTAAAGGAACCCATGAAGAAGCGCATTCCAGATCTGCACGTTGAATTTGCGTCAGATCAAGGCAACTACTTCTTCCTTGCGGTGTTGGAGTATCGACGCGAGAACTACCTCGTGATCGTCGACAACATCACAGAGGAAGCAATCTCGGCCTACGTCCTCGACTTTGCCCAGCAGGAGGGATTGAACCTCGCTCAGCTGATCTCGGTCATCACCACCTGGTTCTATCGAGCCTCCTACAAGTACCCACTCTCGTTCGAGTTCTCGCGCCTGGGCATGGCACACCACACGAACCGCATCTACAAGAACTTCGAGCTAGCTCACGTCACACGACTGATCGGCAACAACTTCAAGTACGAGCTCGACACACCACCCAAGGTTCGCCGCCGCCGTGTGAACAAGATTCCAGCTGGCGTTGAGATCAAGCTGAAGAGGTCAGTTCAACCTATTCAGCCCCACGAAGACGAGCACTTCACTCCCCGCTGAGTCGGTGCGTCTTGTAGATCTTCTGGAGCTGTTCCAGCATCCACTTGTCAGCTTCAGCCTCTAGAGCGAGTGTCCGTGCAGGCAGCTTCGAAGTCGTGATGGCTTCCTTCACCTCTGCGTCGAGCGATGACAGCAGCTCCTTCACGGTCTCGAGGCTGATCGAGCCCTGCTTGATATCGAGCAGGAAGTCAGCGTTCGGCCGAGGGAACTTGATCCGACGGGTATCGAGCAGCTCGATTGCCTGTTCGTAGACGCGTACAGCGTGAGACAGCGACTTGTAGTCGACGTCCTTTTCTGCCGCATCTGTCGAACGGTCACCATACTGCTGGATCAACTTCGCCACTTGGCTCGTGACATGATCGATCGTGGTTGTCTCGAGGTACTGCCGACCGTTCAGCTCGAGCGTCCGCAGCTTGCGGTTGCCGTTTGAAACAGCTTCACCAATTGGCAGACCAGTCTGCAGCGCGATTGCGTCCAGCACGGCTGCACCAAGGTACGGTGTGTCGAGACGAATCTCAAGACGCTTGTTCGGCCCCTGAGCAGGATTCGGGTTCGATGTCTCGATGTCGCTCACCTTGAACTTCGAGCTTTCAAGCTTCCACGAACCTTCAGGAGGAACCTGAACAGACGTAGGAGCAGCGAGCTCCAAGCTCACGTCCAGCCGAATTGCTGACAGAACAGCCATCACCTTGCGCGCCTCGTTCAACCGCTCGCCGCGCTTCACGTAGTCAAACGTTTGCTTGGCAGCGAAGCCGACCATCGAGTAGACCTCGGAGTTTGAGAAGAGCGAGATGAGCTCATCGATGAAGCTCACCTTATCTGTGAACTCGCCGTACTCGGCTTCCGTCATGTTCTCAGCATCGCTGATTGACATCTTGTCGACATTCGACATGAAGCCATGCGCGATCTCTAGCGCGTAGGTCTGACCTGCCACGAAGTCGCGCACGAAGCGCTGCAGTGGAATGTACTCAGTCTCCACGCCGTTGTCAGCCATCTTCTCGTTGTCGTTCAACTGCCGGCCTTCGGCGTCGAAGCGCTTCTTGAAGATGCCAGGCGTCCTGCACAGGAGCAACTCGTTGAGCTCAGGAATGTACACCACCTTCTCGTCGGTGTCCGACGAGGGCGTGCTGGTGCCGTACAGCTTCGAGCCGTACGTGATCTTCAGGAATTCTTTCATTCTACTTCCAGTTCAACAATCTCGTAGGTGGTCTCCGGATTGGCATAGCCGCAGTGCGGCAGATTCAGGCGAGCGAGGAGTTCCTCGTCCTCGCAGTGCTTTCGCAGTTCAGCGAGAACGTCGACCTTGCCAGCTTCCCACCACTCTCCCATTTCCTTCGTGTAGGCTTCACCGATCTTTCGGTTCTCTTCTCGTGCCGCGTTCTGGCGTTCCACGAAGTCCTTCGGCCAGTCCTTCTTCTTGACACCCTGCGGGATGTTCGGGATCTTTACCAGGTCGGCGCAGACCGGGCGCGGGTGCGTCTTGCACCATTCCTGGTAGATGTTGCGGCCGAGCTCGGTTAGTCGCACGAGTTCCTTGAGGTTCTCCTGCTCTTGCCACATGCGGTGCTTGGCCTTCTCCGGGTCGAAGAAGCCCTTCACGTCCCACTCGGAGTAGTCCTCGTAGGAGCCGCAGCTGCCGCGCACGATGTAGATGATTTGGGTCATGGACCCATTATACACTACTTGAAGGTGCGCGAGTTCTGCTTTTGCGGGTTGTTACTCTTCGCAGTGTACGACTTCTTCGCAGAAGCCATCTTCATGTAGGCGGCGTGGTCGCCGATGAAGAACCAGACGATCGTCTGTGGGTTGCGGTTCACCTCTGTGCCGAGAGCTCGGTAGTTGGAGGTGACGCGAACGGAGAAGGTGCCGTCATTGTGGATGCCACCGCCCGACGATCGGAACTCCTTGAAGTGGAGGATCGGGTTGGACGGATCTTCCTGCAGCAGCTTAAAGTGCGCAGTGGCTTCCTGCTGAATGTTCTTTGGCAGGGCAGCGAAGAGCTGCTTGAATTCGATTGAGCGACGGTGCTTGATCAAAGAGGTTCGCCTTCCTGGTTGAGAGCTTCCTCGATGACCGGCTGCAGCTTGCCCGACTTCAGGTCAGCTTCGATCTGCTTGTCCCAAGCATCCCAAGCGGCCTCGTCCGTTTCATCGGCTTCGGGCTTGTTGTTCTCGGCGTGGTGATCGTTGGTGAGTTCGTGCAGCTTCATGGTGTGCTCCTTGACTTGTATTTATTGTAGCTCAAGTCAAACAAGAAGTACACAGTCAAAGGTGCCCTTGCTCAATCAAGTGGAGCTGTAGCCAGACAACGTAGGCGTAGGCCAGCGCGTGTGACTTCTTGAAGGAGTAGCCAGTTTCGTCCTTGGCGTAGAGCATGGCACGAGCTGCCTTCCGCTCCTTCTTGTAGAGCCCGACGAGGGCCTTCTTGCCTGGTCGAATCAGAGCCATCACGTCAGCAAGTTCCTGAACGTCCTTTACCTTCAGGTCACTGAGAAGGTCGCCGTGCTTTGCAAGCTGGAAGATCTTCGGCTGAACAGATGGCACCTGCAGGAGGGTCCAGTCTGGCTCCTTCTGGAGGAGCGCGTCGATCTCAGCGCGCGTCTTGAAGTTCTTGTAGACGTGCAGTGGAAGGAAGTCGACCTTCAGGTAGCCGAGCTCCTCAGCTTCCTCGTACGGGATTGCTGCGAAGCCGGTGATGGGGTCCTTCGCGATCTTCTGAGGGTAGACGCCGACGTTGTGAGCTGACAGCTTTCCGTCCTTGACAAGCGACGCCCGTCGCCAGTCCTTGAACAACTCAAGCGGTTTGAAGTTCGGGTCAATGTCGATGTCTACGTCCATGCTTCACTCATTGCGGTCTCGCGCCGCTCTAAGCAGCATTATAACTTGGGGCACTGCCTCACGCCAACGAATCAAGATCGTAGGGTCCTCGGTCTCGCAGATGAACGTGTCGAACCAGCCACGCCGAACTGCGTGCATGTTCAGGAGGGCCGTGTTGAAGATTCGCTGGTAGAACCGGGCGGAGTCCTCATCCATCGAATCGAAGAGCTTGCGCGTCACAGGCCTGCTTCCTCAGTCGCCTTCGAAAACTCCTTGAAGAGCTTGATGTGCTTCTCAGTCTGCTGGATGCGCATGATCATGGCACCGACCTGGACTGCGCCCTCGAGACGAGACTTGTCCCACTCGTTCTGGGCCGCCATCCACTCACGGAACTTCTTCGAGGCAACGAGGAACCACGGTGATAGCTTCCGCTTCTGCACGCACAAGAGCACCTTCTCAAGGCCCATGGCTGAGAAGACCTCAGCTGGCTGTACCTCATGCTCGTCCGCCATCCACAGTGCGAAGTCAAGCGAGTCGATGAACTGCGTGGTGGGAGGAACAGCCGTGTCATAGCTTTGGAGGTAGAGTGCGTAGACATTGTCACGGCACCACAGCGATGGTTGAATGTTGCTGCTGACCATGATCTTGATGAAGCCCATCGGATTCGGCATGTTCACGCGCCGAACATGGTTCGCAAACTTGATGAACGTTGAGTAGAAGCTCGAGTGTGCGAACGTTTCCAGGGGTGGGACGCTGCGCTTCGACTGCTTCATCCACTCGCTGTAGTACGAGTAGGCCGACTGACCAACCAAACCACGCAGCTCCTCAAGGCGCTCCTTCTCCTTGCAGCGGTGGTTCATGAAGACCCGCTCGCTTACGAACGGGTGCTGGCAGTACTCACAGGTCCAGGTCACCTTACGTGGGGCGACAGCAGGCTCACTTGAGTTTCGCCTTCCCTTTGCCAGTCCCTTCAGTGCTTCCCGATCCATCAGCTACTTCCTTCTTGAGCTTCGCGAGCTCGTCCTTGTCCAGACCACATTCTTCAGCCATCTCGAGGAGGTCCTCACCTGAGATTGTCTGCGCGTAAAGAGTGGCTTCGCGTGTTGAGACGCCGTAGTACTGCTTGATGACCTCGACCCGTTGCTTCACCTGCACCTTCGTGCCTGGTGCCTTTAGCCAACTGTATCGCCGGGTTTTCCCCGTAGCTGCCGCAGCGAGCAGCTTGAAGAGGAGACTCTTCTCTTGACCGAGAGAGAACCCGTAGGGATTGACGAACGTATTTATCCGGACGAGTTGGGCAAGGTCGCTCGTGCCTGTCATCCAACGTGCAAGCACGAGAGGTGAGGCCGTTTTCTTGTCTTCCTCTGAGAGGTTGTCGTACCACTGCAGGTCACCGTTCGACAGCTTCGCAAGACTTTCAAACAGATCAAACGCCATGCGACCACCTGATTCCAATTGCCCAAAGATCCAACCGCACGAACCACCTTCCATTGTTCAAGCCACCACCAAACCGAAGCATTCGATTCGGTTTGTCCATCTTGATCACAGTGATCACGACAGGCCGCCGAAGATCGCAGCGAAGATGATGACGAGCAGAATGGCGAGGATGATCCCTAGCACGCGAAGCGTGAACCAGAAGAGCATGAAGAGGAACAGTAGAACGGCGAGGGTGGTCATGCGAGCCTTACGAGATACGTTGTTGGTGACGTTTCTTCTATTGTAACTCGCACCTTGTACCCCGCAAAGCCGATGTAAGGACCCTCGGTGGCGGTGTGGTGAATGGGTAGCTCGTCACTGACGTACCCCTCCGAGCTCACGTAAAACTCGTTTAGAGCATCAAGGAAGTCGGCGGGAAGCTCATAGGAATGAACGGTCCCTTTTGGCCATGGAAACTGAAACATCTTTCTCCTCTATCTTCTGGCAGTGCGGGCAAAAGCGCCGGCTGAACCAGAACGAGTTCATTCTCTTTTGAAACGGTCTGGACCATGGTGTCCACTCATGCAGACCAAAGCGGCAGCGGAGGTCCACCCTCTACTTAGTGGGAACCGAGGAAAGTGTCGGTCAGCCACCGTGTCCAAGAGTCAGCGCCCAGTAGGTGGTTTTCACTCACTGGCTGCACGGTCTGCTCAAAATGGTGCGTCGGTGGGTACAAATCCAGAGAAGCAACACCGGTAGCTTTGTCGGCTGATTCGAGATCGCCGGAGTGCACCATGCACCCACCGCAGGCTGGAGTGCCGTCAAGGTTCTTCAGGAAGACGTGATCGTAGTCGTTCTCTGCGTACTCATCGTCCCAGCGAAACTTCGAGACGATGTACACCTGACCCTCATAGTCCGCATACGAGTCGTACATTGGGTCCGTGAAGACGAAGTCGCGAAAGCGAACCCGCATTCCGAGCTGCATCTGCTCATTTCCCTCTGCTCGCTTGAGCAGCTCCCTGTATCGCGCCTCGGTGATGTACTCGTGGGTCATGACTTCTTCTTGGTTGGAGTGGTCATCAGCTGCGAGCGCTTGAAGCCGTGCACCTGAGGTGCATCAACGATCGTGCTCGCGTCAGGCTGGACCAATCCAAGGGTCGACTTTGTGATCTCTTGTCGAGGTGTCGGCAGGAAGTCCATGCCTGGTTGCATGCGCTTGGCCGCTGCAGTTGCCTGCTCTGCTTCCCTGCGCGCTTGTTCTTCGAGCTCTGCGTCACGCTCAGCCTGCGCCTTCAAACGACGGGCTTCGAGCTCCTCATCATCCACCATCGGCACGTCGATGTTCACC